TTCAACGTGAGACAAGTAACAAAGATAACGACGACCGCTTTTTAGGTAAAAAATTTCCCCTGCACAAGTGCAGGATAGAAAAACCATTCGGTCGTAATCTGTATAAATACAGATAGTATCTTGCACTTGGCTAACGCCAAACTCACATAGTGAGATCACGCATCGTTCACGTGATTTTATTTTTGTCTCCCTAGAGACTCTCCACCTAAGTGGGGGTTGGTTTACTGTACTTAAACAGTGTCGGTGCTCCAATGTTGAAAACCAGATTAAAATCTGGACCAGCCTTTGAATAGGTTTCAATAATTGGAGATGCCACGCCAGTCGATCCAAAAGAATCAACATAGCGAATTTGAGCGAAGCTATCAGAATAACCAGAATTCCTTTGCACCGGATCATTTCCCAAAAATTTCTGTTCAGAATAATATGGGAAGTTCGCCGAAACACAGGCATTACTTGACGGATGAGTCACAGAGAGACCTCCAAAGGAGGTGTCATCACAATTCTCCGAAGCAACAACATTCTGATTAGTCGTCGCATATTCTGATGTCACAACTGAAGATCCGACTATACTCCTAGCCACCTCCAGACACCCTGATCTTTCAGAATTGCGTGCGGGTCGAGCATAATAACTAATGCTCCCCCGCTGACCTGCAAACATCAAACTCAGCCATGACGGAACCGTCCAACTGACATAATTGATACCTTCAGCCAAGCCCGAAATAGGACCTGTTGCTGATTGGAAACCATTGGGATCAAAACCTGGATACATGTTTGCACGAGGTAACGCCACCACAGTTTCAACAATAGTATTGTCAGCAGTACGAACACCTGTAGCATATGTGAAATACTTGCTTGTTCGCTGCATCATTGGTCGCATGGAAGTCACAGTCTCTCCCATATAAACCAAATTGATACTCGTGTCAGTAACAGAAGATTGTCCTCCCATGACAAGTGACTTTGATTCCTCCAAAGTGTACTCTGAACTCTGCACCGTGTAAGGGCTGTAAACAAAGCCATTGAAATTTCGTGGTCCGGCAAATTCAAGATTGTCCGCACCACGGACAAACACATTGACTCTGATATCGGCACTGGCAACTGGAGAAGTTTGAGCATTCAACACTTTCATCAGTATGTTTCCATTGGCAAAAAAGGGAACCCCAGAACTGCCAGTGAAAGAGTAACCATTGATGTCAGCGTCATAATCTTCTGTGGCAAGATAAGACGTAGCTTGAGTATATGGAATTCTGAACTCCACATCTGTGTCCGTCGCCAAATCAATAACTTGGGTCGCATTGGAGGATGTCAGACTCGCAATTGACGTTCCGTAATTCGCTTGTCTAGGATCCCAATGCACAGACACACGACCCTTGTGGTATTGTGAACAAATAAATTTGAACCGGATAATAATATCACCCCGCCAATATTCAAACATTTTTGCCACGTAAGCCATAGGAGTAAATGCCACAAGATCTTGTGAAACACCTGCTGTGACTCGAACCAACGAAGGAGAAACACTCAAATTGAACAAATCATCATCATAGACTCGAGCTGAAGTCCATTCAAAGGACGTAAGATATGCTTCCTTAGTAAGAAGGTTTGCCATAGCGAGTTCATCGCCTGCAGACAATCCTAAAGGTCTCACATCTATTGTCAAATCATTTCGAGCATCCAAAGTCAATTTCTCAATAGGTTCTCCAACATCAGTGGCAGCAAAATGAGGAAGTGGATTGGGACGATAGAAACCAACAGTGTCAATGTTGGGAACTCTCGTATAACCAAAAATTGAAGCCACATTTGCTATAGTACCTCCAATCATAGAGGTCGCTTTCGCAAACGGACCAATAATGGGTACACTTTCCAATTTGTTCGCATAGCGTGCCACAGCAGAAGCTACCTTGGAAACAGGTCCAGTTTGATCATACTCATCCTCCGTAGATTGTACAGACAGAGATTGAGTTGATCCTGAGACTTCAACTTCAGTGGCCCATGCATACAGCTGTATGTCAACAGAACTTCCTGCCACACTGTTGGCATTCCTCAATACTCCTGTACTAATACCTCTGAGTGTACCCATTGCATTCAAATCTGCAGCGCTTGTTGCATCCAACCAATTCTCTTGATAGAAAAATGGACATTCCAGCTCGCCACCTTGATTGTTTTGTGGATAAATCCACATACAAGGACGTTGTGATAATTGTATAGCTTCAAAAGCTGGCACAAAATTTTCAACAACATTGGCTGGTGTGGGTGTGTACGAAAAAAGAACCGCTCCATAATAGAACGGTGATGCGTTTACAACCACTTTCAGATGCAATTTGCACCTTACCAAGAAGTAGTTATCTAACTTCCTCTTAATAATTGCATTGTTGAAATACGCATGCCAAGGATTGACAGTGGAGTTGAAGGTAGTACCCTCTGTCCACGTGTAACTATCGATCAGCACAGGTCTCTCCAAGAATCCGGACATTGGTAATGCCGTCTGCGAGTCCATACTGTAGCAAGCACTGTCTGATGCCATTGTGGTTATCATCCCAGCGTTTCCATCGGAGAACTGGGCGATCTCCTGAGTCTCGTCCTTTCCTTCAGTTGTTGTTACTGTAAGGAGTTCCTCCGTAGATTGAACTATATAACGAGGAGAATCAGGAGCTCCACGACAACCTTGATCAAAATCAGCAAGGTTTCCTTCGTCAAAAATTTCACGAAGATCTTGAAACCCTTCCCAATCGTCTCGAGTATCGGCATAATTTTCATGCAAAGTCTGCGAACCTTGCTGAAAACAAGTTGGTGTATCTTTAGCAGTCCCACCACAAACTGACCCCGGAAAACCTAAAAATTCAGGTTCCGAAGGTGTATTTTTTGAATTGATACAATTTCCGAATCATTTTCAGTTGTCAGCGTTACGATTCTTTTAATAACTGACAACCACCCGCTAGTTGGATAGAACCTAAATCCTTCTCTAAACAGAGATTTTGGGGAACGCCCAGGTACTTTTCGATGAAACTCCACTCTCACACACTACTCATAGAAGGTGATCATTTTGGTATGTGCAGTATCTAGTCTCAAAGAGAACATTTTGGCTAAGGATGATGTTCTAATCACCCAATTGAGAGACAATGTCTCTCATAAAGAATGAGTTAAAAACTCATTCTTCAATTCTTCCCAAGAGGGGAAAGTTGATGGCAAAATCCATTCATCAATCCCGATTTTCTTTAATGCTTTTCGGAGCATCAAACTCTTGTAAGAAAACACTTCCTTCCCATAGAAGAAATACTCGCGTACAGCACTTGAGACAATCTCAATCGTCTGTTCCTCTCGCGAGATGGCTTTGGAGCGAGTCCAAACCATCAAAGATTTTTCTATGGAATCATGATCCAAGGGGGGCATATAAGCATCCATCTCTCCATCAAATCTCCAGGATCTCTTTAAAAAAGAGGCATCAGAAATATTGATAAATGGTATAGAAATGGCTTCCTTATCGGCCATGGTGTAGGTGATACCCATAGTATCAAATGCATGGGCAATTTGACTGTGATCATACCAGTCGATGTTTGGATTTACCGACATAATATTATCATCACCATATGTCATCAAGGACACATTCTGCCGAAAATCAGCAGCAGTAGCGCGCGGATTGAGTTTTGCGTAAACATATCTCATATAGAGACTGTTGACAATACTGTTGATGATAACAGTAAGCGGATGTCCAGAAGGATTGGACCCATAAAACTCAACCAGATCGCCATTGTAATCAATCAGCGGGTAAGCTGTATCATTGGTAATGCCAGTCAGCACTTTCAAGTCCTCTTCGTTGTAATTTCCGCTCAAATCACACAAACGAAAAAGAACACTAAACGCCGCTTTGATGAAGATAGGACTCATTCGCTTGTCAAACGACTTGTAATCCCCAGCCACAATCCTGTGCTCACCAAATTTTGTGATATACTTGTACATCTGGGTCCACTGCAAAGACTGTGCAGTAGTTCCAGGCGCTGCCTCAAATACATAACGATTGTTTTGAATAAGTCTTACGGCACACAGCAAATACTTCCGTACGACGATTGACCAATCCATGGGCGCTCCTGTAAACACCCTGGTTTTCTTCATTTTCATCTTCTTGAAGGTTACAGGTTCATCCTTCAGATGTGCGCAAAAATTGGGGTGAGCTCTCATACCCGCATGGTAAACATCCTCAATATGACGCACTCTGTCCATCACCTCAGCATCAACTTCAACAGGGTCCTGCAAACCATGCTCAGGAGGTATCGATGTAATGAAGAATTTTTTCGATTTTTTCCACGGATTTCCAGCACTCGTGTTTCTTTTCATCTTATCGACATAAGTAACACCAGCCGCACCATTGACTGCTGTAAAATCATCGTAAATTTGCAAATCATCCAGAGCATTTTCTGGTAGCTCTCTCAGAATATCTGTCAAGTATGACTCGACACAATGCTCCACAAGATTGCTATTGATGTTGTTGACAGGCTGCAACATATCAACTGCTGCAATACGCCAAGGCTCCCAAGAACTCATCTCTGGGGGTCCGTATTTGATTTTATACCCTTCTGGCGAAAGGGCATACATCAGGGGCGTCAATTCCACCGAAGATTTTGATTTACCCCTGAAACCTAGAAAGGAACCATACAATGATGCACTCCCAGAAGGAATGAAACGAAAGATAGATTTGGGATGTAAATCAACCAGATGCCGTGGCGCACTTGGTGCCGAGAGTGTTGGTTCTCCACTCTGAATCACGCCATCAATGTGATTCTTGAAAAGTTGTTGATGCAAAACAATTGCATAAACTTCCTTACTCAAGGAACAAGCAAGTACATGTGCTCCTGCAACAATGTAACCATACTCACTTTGTGCAACCAATAAGTTACCACAATCTCCATTGACTGTAGCCTTTTCACTCATTGATGCCAAGAGTCGTCCTTGCCAACCCTCCAACGGGACATCACGGTTAGATTCTCGTATTCTTTTGAGCGCGTTCGTCTCAATAGAACCATCGAGATTCCGTCCATAATAAAACCCATTAAGGTTGATTCGCACAGGACTTTTGGGCAAGTAATTGTAAATACCCTTTTTTGGCGGAATATTGTGTATTGTCAAAACACAAATATCACACTCAGGGTACCGTACAATTTGATCTTCTGTAATGCTGAAGTCGATGTTTGTTGTGATACCATCCTTGGAACTTTGAAACACAACATTCAAGTGTGTCATAGTATCAGAAACAGGTATCGTGTGGTTGTTCGTGAAATAAACATTGCCACGCAGACATGTCAAATGACCATTCATCGCTTTGCCAGGTCGAGTATGCACTCTAATGGCAGCACAATTCATGCTCAAAATTCCACAAAACTGTGAATGGGTCAAACCCTTCGAAGACGTAGTATTGGGCGTGAGGTCGAATGATGTCAAATCAATATCGTCCTTGTACCAAACATTTTGCTTTTCATCAGCATGAGGTTTGGGTGTTACTCCGACACTCTCCACACCTCCTTGTGTCTCAACTTTGCGCGAGATTTTGTAGAGAGTGAGAAGTCCTGAAACAGCAGCGACCATGATCATCACATTCGTGCCAGTGTAATGACTCTGAATCTTCTTACCCAAGTTTATGAAACGTCGAGTATTGCGAAGTATCCATTCTTGAGAACGCTGACCAGTAAAATAGGCCATCGCCATGTAGTGTAATCGCTGAAATGCTACAACACCGGTGAAGGTGAAAAGGAACATGAAAACATCATGCCATAAAAGCATTATGCAAAAATTCATAAACCAAGAGGATAAAAAACCCAATGTGAAAGGAACAAATGATTGTACTTCACACTCACATTCTGGCAAATAGCATGTCTCACACAAAACCAAATGTTTCAATTTCTCCACAGAAGCAGAGACAATGTTCTGGTTACGATCAAAATCAAAAATAATCTTGGTATACCATTTCATGAAAACATTGATATCATCAGTTTCAAACACAACATCAGTGCGAGCTAATTTTCCCCCACTTTCCAAAGATACAGGGGTAACTCGCTTGATTTTCCAGTGCCAAACATCAGTATAACCACTGAATTCTGGAACTTTCGATGAATCCAACATATTGTCCTCCCCCAAATATTCTCTTTTCACAGAGGGAATGATAATGTATGGAAATCTACGCTGAGCAGCTGAAGCACACGAAAAATAATAATGGGCATTCAGATTCTCAGTGTTGGTAGTTGCCAAACATAATTTGGCTTTCACTGGAGTTCGCCCCTTGTCACTCAGATCTGCCTGATCAGGCACAAATGGTACAGCATTGATGACCTGCAGAAATTCCATAACTGAAGGATCACCATTTGGAGCTTTGTTGGGATTCATAAACGCCACATCATCCAAGACGATACACCAACTAGAAGTCGTGAAACCGTCCCAAAATTTGGCGGCCGGATTTCTGGTATAGCAAAAATGCGAATCCGTGCCAAGCTTCTTCACTTTAGCAAAGTGGTAAAACAACATGTCTTTGATAGTGCTCTTTCCAATTCCCGAATCTCCACAAATGAGAAGAGACAAAGGAGGAGTACGATGCTCACGCGCTGCTTGTTTGGTAGTGATATCACATTTCACCATGTGCAAATCATTCACAAAAGAACGTAAAAAACGTTTTTCACTTGCTTCAAGATCAGTTGCAACTCTCACCATACTTTCACCTTTTTCAATGACGTCATCCAATTCAGCTCGAAATGAATACTCATCGAAGCCATGGGCTTCAGGATTGGCGAGCAATTTTGATTGTCGCATGAGTTTGGTTGCAGTCTCAAACCATTCAGCATAAACTTTACCCGAATGAAAGAGAACATCGACTCTACCAGTCGAAATAATCTGCACACCTTTCTCCAAGAGAAATGTGAAAGTGTCAACAAGAACCAACATAAAATCAGTTCGATCATGGAATTTCTTCTTGATTGCCTCAGCTTCAAAAACAGTATAACCTAGATTATCAAAATTCAGACCGAGCTTATCAAAAATAGAATAACTCAGTAAGAACATAATCAATTTGTAAATTTTCTTATACAGTTGAGAGCCTTTGATACGCATGAAGGTATTAATCGATTCACGCGCCACACCCAGGCCTTCCTCAAAGTTTTGAACTTCGACATCTTCTTCTACTACCTCAAAAGCAACCTCCACATCCGCTAATAAGCGTTTGAAGATTTCACAGTTTAAAATTGTAACTGTAAGGGACTCAGAAGTAATCATCTTGACATATCTCATAATGCTCGTCATTAAGTGAGGGAGAGTCGTACATCTCTGGATATCATCCAGAAAAAGTAAAGTACTCTCAACCAAATTAACAAGCCAATCATTGGCTCGCAAAGACTCACAAACATTTCCCAATGATGGACGTTGACTCACAATACGTGAGAAAAATTCTCGCGATTGTAATTCATAATTTGAATCCTTCGTCTCATCATAATTCTTTTTGCACTGTTTCCGGTACAATTTACGACGCTTGTTAGGGTTGTATTCTTTCAAATGGAATTTACGATTCACATAATCGTTCAAATTCCAACTTGGCATCTCCTTGCTCTGTAATTCTGAGGAAACTTCTCTAACCCAATTGGGCACAGAGAAGTTGCTCAAGAAAACATAAAAGATAGAGCACAAGAATAAACCACCCAAAAGAGGGATGGTTGCATCAAATGTCATGAACTTGTAAAATTTCATGAACGTACTCAAAACCACAATAGTTCTCATCAATCTTCTTTCGTTTAGTAAGCATGAACAGGCGTTATCCTGAACTCCGCAAAATCGTTGATCGTTAGTTGTAGCCATAGTAGAATTTGTTTGAAAAAACCAGTCGGTAACGAGGACTAGCACTCGGTTTTACAGTAAACTCTGCGTGAAAGGAGTTTAACGACGTCCACGAATTGGTCACACATGTTCCAAGAACTATAGGCTTGCGAAGCCTGTACAGATTTAACACGAATGGTACTGTACTATCGGGGTTCAGAGTCCCCAAATAACCATTATCACAAATATAACAACTTAAAGTTGCAGATTTTTATAAATTTTTATGTATTTTCTATTTTTTATTTTGTTTTTAAAATTTTTGTATATATATGGAACATAAAAGAAAGGATTTTCAATTCAAGAGGTTTGAATTTACCTTTATTACAACTGAAAAAATAAATATTTTGTACAAGTACAAATCAAATAACCGTCATACCACTTAAGGCATAAAACGTCACTGACGACTAGCCTTATTGGGCAAAATATATAAATTAACATATTTGTTGTAAACATTAGAAATAAACATCGATGTTGACGACAGATAATAATCATGCGGGAAAAATCCCG